GCTGTCATTGTGACCAGGAGTTTTTCCTGATTCAACAGCATTGGTCATACGCTTATATGCAGCAGCTTGGTCTGGATCTACATTAGGTGTTGCCTGGTTTTGGCTTACTTCAATACCGAATACATCGGCATAGTCTTCAAGCCATTTAGATACAGACTCTTCAGTTGGGTCTATATCCTGTGGAATAAATGAAGCAATTTTGCTATTTATCCCGCGACTTTCGAGGGCATCTTTGATTGTTCGTTCTCTTTGCGCTTTATTTAGATTTTCAAACTGTGCCTTTAATTCGGACAGTTCTTTATCTTTTTGCTTAGTAGCCTTGCGCAGTTGTTTTACGAGATCATTGTTGGTGTCTTCCAAATCGAAGTCATCATCCTCGTAGTCGTAATTGGACATAGTGGTCCTTCTCCCTATTAGTTAGTTTGGCGCTAGCCTCATATTCAGTTGGGGAACTGGTATGGCTCTAGCTACTGGTATTGTTATCGCTCCACTAGGCCAGTCGTTCTAGTGGCAGGTTTTTTATTTAGTAAGCGCCAGCACGATCTCGTGCTAATGCTCCTTGGCTTAATCCAGACTGACCACCAAAGGTGGCCTTTTCTAGTCCAGTAATCTTTTGACGTTGCCTTTTTGCTTCTTGAGCACCAGGAACATTAAACACTTCTTGTTCTGCAGTTGCTTGAGTGTATGGACTCTCGCCATACATTGAGGCAAGTTGTGAACCACGTTGTAGTCCACCTGCAATGGTTGCGTAACCCTGGTCAGCTTGTTCCTTGGTTACACCATAACGTTGTAGGTACTCAGCATCTGCAACGCTGGTAGTCATACCAGCACGTACTGCTGCTCCACCAATTTCTGCTGCTGTTACCTTGCGCTTGATGTCTTCAATAGCCTTAGATGGATCAAGTGTATAAGCCAAGATATCTCCATTGGAGATGCCTGGATAGAAAGTCTTAAGAGCTTGAGTTACCTCTGGGTTAGCATTAATAACACGTTTTTGCGCAGTAGAGATACGGTCTTCTAGTTCTGCTGGACTTACATCGCCAGAAATAAACTTTTCAAATCCTTCTTGACGGCCCATCTCACCACGTGTGTAGTAAGACTCTGGTAGTCCGTACTGGCGCATAACATTCTGGTACTGGTCTTCTAGTCCGATGTACTCTGCCTCCGATAAAGCACGAAGTCCTTTGTTGATGCGTTGTGCGTTACCAGCAAAGCGCTTTTTATATGCCTCTGTTCCACGTAAGCGAAGCGTAAACTCTGCAGGGGAAACACCTTCTTTAATTAAAGTTTCAAGCTCTGGTACTAGGCCACCGATACCCAAGTCATTAAACTGCTGGTATAGAAGGGCATATGCAGACTTTTTTTCTGCACTTGCTGCTCCACTTTTTGCAAGAATTTTAGTAGTTCCATTTGAAAGTACTGCTGTTACATCACCAGTTGTTGGGTCTGCATAGGTGCTAACAACCGTCACACCGTCGGGTAAATCTGATACACCACCCGTTGCTGTAGTGGAAGTATTGGTAGCGTTTGTAGACATATTAGATGAACTAGGAGCGCCAGCGATAAAGTTTCCAGCAGCATCTTGAGTATAACCAGGACCTACAAATGCTGATCCGCCTTCTCCTGTACGAAGAATTAATGCTCCAGATTCTGGGTCAAAAGCGTACCCAGTTGTATTTGAAAATGGGTCGTATGAAACTTCTTTAGATGTTCGTGCTTTGCCTGTTGTGGGGTTTACTCCGTAAATTGCAGCACGGACATTTTCTGGCAACAGGTCTCCACCAACGCCGCCAGTTTTGTTCCATTTAATTGCCTTGGAACCAACACCGCCTGTTACAGATCCGTAATCTTTTCCTTCTGGGTCTATACCTCTACCCATAGTAAGGGCGTATTCGGCTGACCCACCCATCTGAGTGAACAGTTTATTTTGGGTTGGATCATTAAGATTAATATAAATATCAGCCATTATCCCTGGAATCCTAACTGTTGTAGAACATTAAGTCCGATACTTGATACCTCTTGACGGGCATTGTTTGTATACTGCCAACGTGCATCCTTGCGCAGTGAACGCTCCCAATCGTAGAGAGTCATTTCCTTATCAGGACCAATAGCAGAACGTAGCGTCTTGTCATCAAGGCCAATAGTCTGTGGGTTAATCTCTAGTATCGAAGACATAACATTCTTATATGGTGTATAGATAGTTTCTAGGTCAACACCAAGATCTAACAATGAGCCAACCTTCTCAGGTAAACCTAACTTTGCTGTTTGACGAATGATGTTCTTGAAGGTATCTGGTGATTCACCCTGAAGAATCTTTGAAAGCCAAGTCTGTGCTTGAGTTCCAAATTGAGTATCAAAGTCAAGACCATTAGCTGCAGCCGTTGCCTTGAGTTGAGCAAGAGCACCACCTGCTATACCACCCAAAGCCTTACCTGGAGTGTAAGAAAGCTTGGCACGAATGAGACCAGCAACTAAAGATGAAGATGGAGAAATACCCATAGCTAAAGCGTTGCTTACTATGTCATCAATTGCAGCATCATCAAGTGTGACACCTTCTGCAAGAGCACGATCTACAATTGATTGACGGAAGTCCTTTTGCTGGCCTTCCATTTTACTTCCCTTGAAACGAGGATCTGAACGTAACAATGTTTCAAAGTTAGTAATAGTTAGCGAGCCTTTATCAGTAAATACCTTTTGAAGCAGTGGATCGTTCTCATTAATTGTCTCTGCATCAACCCCAAAGTACTGAGCCATAAGACCGATATACTGAGAGTAAACTCCATTAAGATTAATTCCAGATTTTAATAGATCTTGAACATACTTTGTACGACCTGTACCAGCCTTATCACGGATAGCCTGACCTACTAGGTCAACAGACTCACCGTTTCTAATGCGAGTTAACCAGCCATCAATCTGATCTTTGAAATCTATCTCAAGGTCATAGCCGTTATTCTGTGCAATACGAGCTAGTTGCTGACGTGCCTGTGCTGCAACGTTACCTTCTGAGATAGAAGTAGGTGTAGTGGAGAAGCGCGTATCAGTTCTTAATAGGTTTGTAAACTGAGTGGCATTGATTGCACCATTTTCAGTAAAAGCTTTTCTAAGTAATGGGTCATTTATATCAATAGAATTTGAGTCAGTGATATTAAATGAACTAGCCATTTGCGCAATGAACGGTTGATAGATAGTGCGTAAGTCAGTTCCAGCAGCAAGCAAATCTTGTACGTACTTAGGTTGATTTTGTGCTGCCTTATCACGAATGATCTGTTGATAATCCGCAGGATCCTTACCATTGAATATCTTTTGAAGCCAGGTATCTAGGTTTCCACCAGCGGCTTCATTAAGGTCAACACCATTTAGACGCGCTGTAGAGCGAAGCGCACGTAGTGTTTTTCCAAGAGGACCTTCTGTAAGGCCATTGGCTGTAACATAACGGGATAGAGCATCTAGCTTGCTTAGATCATTACCTTCGTTGGCAAGATCATACAAACCTGTAGCAATCTTTGTTACAGCATCATCTGCTACATTAAGGCCTTCTTTGGTAACCGTTAACTTTAACGAACCTATAGCGTCCTTTAGACCACGAGCATAAACGTTTTCGTTGTTTAACTTATCAAGTTTTTCTTGATAGTCAGGAGCAGTTTTATTCTTGTCTAATTCACCCTTAAGTCTTAGATACTGACGCTTTTCAAATCCACGCTTACGTATCTCACTAGCAGATGATGTCCACCATTGCGTACCCTTAAGACGAGCTAAGAACTCTGAATCCTTCATATCGTCATTTGGATTGGCTATATCGCCAACTGCATCACGAAGAAGTTTATTTAGTTCTGCATTGGTAGAAAAGATGTCATCAATGTCGCCATAGATTTCTTTTGCTTTTGATAAGATCTGTTCAATTGGTTCTACTGTAGGACCTGAAGGACCTGATGAACCAGTAGGACCAGTAGGACCTGTTGAACCTGTAGGACCTGTAGGACCACTAGCACCTAAAGCATTATCTGCCATACGGAAAGATCCAACATCAAATGAAAAATTTGAGTCATCTAATAAAGCATTTGGTTTAGTTCCAGATGTTTGATCTGTTTTAGGTGTAACCACTGTCTTAGGTGTAACCACTGGCTTAGGTGTTGGTGTTGGTGTTGGTGTTGTAGAACTCTTAGTTGTTGTACTGATTGAACCAGACTTTCCAACGAGTGCTAACCTTGCAGCAGTTTCTGAAATAGGTGTACCAATTACAGATGAATAAACTTTTTTATAGTCTGTAATAAGAGCATCCATTTGCTTTTTAATTGCAGGGTCCTTGTCAACAGCATAGGCTTTAGCAAGTAAATCAAACTTTTCTTTGATTGCACTTGCTTGCTCCTTGCCCTTTTCAGGGTCATATTTAGCTAAAGACGCACGTGCTTTTATTTTATTAATCTCACGTTCAGTTTCTGAAATGCTGTCTTTGAGATTTTTAATCTCGCCTACAAGTCTTTCGTAATCTGCTTTTGCTTCGGCGCGTCGCTTTTCTGATTCTTTAGGGTCAGTGGAGATGCGTAAAGCTGTACTTCTACGGCCTAGTTGTGTCTGGTAAGTTGCCTTATCTCCAAACAACTTTGTACGCAAGCGTTGTTCTAGTTGTTTCTCGGTAGCCATTAGTCACCAACTCCTAGTGCTTGTTTGAAAATATCATAGAAGCCAAATACCTTCTTAGCCTTTGCTTCATCTGTTTTTGCAATTTGCTGGAATAAGAACTCTTTTGTATCTGGACCACCTGTAGTAGTTCCTTCAGTTCCACCACCTGGCAGAAGCTTATAGGTAGTCTTTGTCGGCATAGCCTTAGCACGTTCAAGTGAAAGATTGTAGTATCTATCGAACTGTTGTTCTGTTAGTCCACGACCAGTCAGATCACGAGCTATCTCGTTAGCGATGTTGCGAATCTCTAACTTAGTTGGAAGTGACTTTTGAACGTAAGGTTCTGGTGCCTTCTTTGCACCTGCTCCAGCACGTTGTTCACGTGATAAAAACGTATTGATATCTAATTGCTGACCAAGTAAAATTTCTTGGTTAAGATCATCATAGGACTTAATATAAGCATTGCGTAAATCTGTTGTTGCTTTTCCAGTTAGTGAGCCAACCTGATACCCAGCAGCTTTAAGGCGTGTTCCGATACCAATGCGTTCCTGTGGACTCATCTCTAGGAACTTACGGATAAGTTCCTTTTGAGTAGCCTTCTGAACGTTATTTGGACTTGATACAGTTGGTATGGTTGAAGTGATATAAGTAACATCACCAATACCATCTTTATTCCAGGCGCCAGATGAAGTCGAGTCTGCTGTTCCACCAGTAGGTTGTTTTACAACCTTACGTACGCCACTGTTTTTACCTACTGGCACTTTAGTCTCCGATCAATGATGCAAAGAGCACATCATAGGCTGATTTAGTATTTGGATTGCTGTTAGCTAGTTCTTGCAACTGAGCCTTAGCTCCTTCTTGAAGGGCATTCTTACGATCTTGTGCAGCATCTGTTCTATCTGTAATAGATGAGAACTGCGCATTGAAGTTATCGTAGGCTTGAAGCATTTGACGTAGAACAGATACTGTCTTTGTCTTAGGCAAGTTCTTTTCGTTAGTAAGCATATTGCGAAGATCTGTTATGGCAATCTCACGGCGTACATCTGATGCTCCACCTGATGCAAACTCTGTCTGCAAGAGTGGTCGTACGGACATAAACTGACCAGACCAGTTATCCCACTTCTGATTAATCATACGTTTCTGATCTACTGATGCAGCAGTGGCAAGAGTGTCTAGATAATCCTTGCGTTGTTGGAAGTAGTACTGCTTGTCAGTTGCAATTTGTGTCTCACGAAGGAAGTCACCGACCTGCTTCTTGTCCAAGAAACCTTCGTTCACCATAGTCTTGTAAGCGTCATAACTGAACTTACCGATATTTGGAATCAAGAATGCTGCTGCTTCTGGATACTTCTTAAGCAGTTCTGAGTTATTTTCTACCCAGTTGCCTGCTACTTCGCCGTACTTAATAACAGCAACTGTTCTCTTCTTAGACTCAGATATTGTGTATGGCATTTGCTTAGGGAACAGTTTGATCCATTCCTCAGTAGCACGTGTGTAATCACCGTTGTATTCAGTAACTAGGTTAGAAAATACTTGCTTAAAACTTGTGCGTTCATTATCACGAACCCATCCAGCCATCTCAGACTTGAGTTGAACTGATGGTGATGCTGGCAATATCAAGGCACTAAAGAAACGCATACCCAAAATTGTCTGGGTTGTTGACTTTAGTTTATCTTGATAATCTTCTAGATCTCCTGGAGATGGAGGAACATCGTTACCTTGTGCATCCTTTGTAATCTTTAACCCGTGTCCAGTAGCCTCTAGATAGGTAACTGCCTTACGGAAAGCTGATGCGTACTGTGAATCACGCTCATCCTTGTTTAATACACCCATTGCTCGGTTAATGTGAGCTGGCAGGATAGCGTTAATAATTGGTTGGTCTTCTCCGTACTCACCAAAGAGGTACTTCTCTGATTCTTTAAGTGAAGGAATCAACTCATACATCATCTTGACTGGTAATGCTGCCAATGGACCAGAGAATGTTGGGAACAAAGCGTCTGGGTTCATAGATGGTGAAATCATATTGAGTTTTGCGCCAAATTCCACTGGCATTGGTGCAACGAATGCACCCTTAATGCCAAATGCTGTAGAAAGTTTAGACATTGCTGCATAAACTGGCTGCATTCCTGGATAGATGAAGTAAGCCTCACCCTGATCGTCCTGTTGTACGAAGCCAGAGTGTGATACACCCTCATATGTCAATGATAAACGTGCTATTGACTCTGGGTTATAGCGAACTCCACGCAATACACGGCGATAAAAGTCTTCTGTTGCACGATAATAGCGAGCAAAGTTACGCATTGTGAATGCTAACTGAGTACGAACCTCTGGATTATCCACATAAGCAAGTACTCGTTCTTTAGCAAGGTCTTGAGTTAACTCAATAATTTTAACTTTGCCTTTGAGTTCAGCATCTTTAATCAAGATAGCCTTTTCAGCATCGCTAAGTTTAGCGTTATTACGAATAGGATCTGTAAGCATCTTCATATAACGCTCTTCTAGACCGCCTGATTTCCAACGCTTACGCATATCAACAGCAGCAGATAGCACCATTGGCTCACGTGACCAGCGAGCATTCATCTCGCCAACCCATTCCCAGTGCTTTCCTACGATCTTTCCAGCAGGATTGCCCTCTGCGATAGGCATAATGCTTGGACCAGAGATGAACTGTGGTGCATCTTCTGCCAATGCTGGCAAATCATCAATACCTAAGTCGCGGGTATTTACCTTAATCCCACCTTCAGGCGTACGGATACGTGCCTTTGCAAGTAGTTTCTGGTTAAGAACGTCTTGGCTATTGACAAACAAGTTACGTGTAGCTGCATAAACATTCTCAGCGTGAACTGCAACGTCAGCATTATTGCCTGGACGGTACAACTGATACTTTGCCTTACGTGCTGCATACTCTGGAGAGTTAATAAAATTAGCAATAGCCTTCTTGGCATACTCTGGATTTTCAATATAACGAAGTGCGATAGAACCAAGTGGGTCATTACCAATAGCAGCAATGCTTGTTATCCAAGCAATCTTACCTTCTGCTGTAATCGGAGAATACTCACGGTAGTTTCCACCGCTTTCCTTAGCGTATGTGACTCCATCAATTTTATACTCACGAGATGTGCCGTACTTATCTACGGTACGAAGAGCATCAGTCCAGTGGTCTGCGCCAGTAATACCCTTCTTGCCACCTTCTGCAACACCTGCAAGTAGCTCATCAATGGCACCATACTGTGCCATCTCTGCAATAATTTCACGTGCCTGTGGGTCAAGCTTGCCAAGGTACTTATCTGCCATAACAGCATCTGCCATAATCTTACGAGCATCTTCTACTGTTTTAGCTTCTGCAAGTTTGCCTGCATATAACTTACGGTCTGAACGCTTAACGAGTTTGTTGATAACTCCGACAGTTTCTCCACCTTGACCAAGACGCAACTTAGTTGATAGACGCTTACCAGCGACAACACCCCAAGCAGAATCGCCCACTGCAAGGTGGACCATTAGATCTTCAATTGAGTTACGTACAGCAAAACGAGGACCAGCAAGAGTCAAGAATGACCAAGCAGATGTTAAATTCTCAGCCCACTGTGAGTGTGACCAACTCATAATTCTGTTAGCAACTTGGTACTTATCAACCACTCCGTCAAGATCTGTAATCTTAGGAACGGTCATACCTTCGGCTAATTGATAGTCAAAGATAGCAAACTGTTGGTCGTTAAAACTAGATGGTTCAAAGTAACGGTATGTACCGTCATCATTAAGCAATGGCTTACCCTTGGTATCGCGTAACAAAATACGTGGAGCAAACAGTTGCTCACGAGATGAGTTAGCCAACTTGTCAAGGATGTTCTTACCGCCAGGGACTTTGTTAAGTCCACGGATCTCAGCTACTGTATTGAAGACACCCATCATAATCTGACGCTTCTGTGCTTCATCTCCAGCCTTGAATGCTTCTGCAAACAGACGTGAGTTGTAACGAGTATTGGCAAGACGTGCTAACTGGTAGACCTTCTCAGCAGAATCTACTGCGTTAGGGTCAAAGAAATTATCACGGAAAAATGGAACCTTTGAAAACTTAGATGCAAAGCGATCAATACGATCTTGAACATAATTCAATGGCATACGAAATGCTCCGTCTGCACGAATCTTTGCAGTCTTGCGTTCGATATCACTAATGACATTTGTTTCAACCTGCTTCAAGAACTCTTTAGGAGTGTTAGCAGTTGCTGCTTCATTTGTACGTGTATCAATAAACTTTGTTTGACGTGTTAACTGCGCTTCAATTCCACCAATACTGGTTTGGTCGGTAAAGATTTCACGGTTAATGCGTTTACCTGATTGGTCAAAGCGAAGAACCTTATTGCCAGTAGTCATTGCTGCAATACGAGTCTGACGTGCAAGATCCATACGTGGAAGCAACTGAACCTGACGGCCTGCTTGACCCTTGAGAGTACGAAGTGCATCTTCGCTATTGGCAAGAAAGTTTTTCATAGTGCCAGCTTCAACAACACCTTGCTTAAGCATAGCCTCAATGACATCATCACCAAACTCAGGAGCAATACGCTTGAGCCGTATACTTGCTTCAACTAAAGTCTGTGAATCTGCTGCACCCTCTTTGAGTGCCTTGCGAGCTGTTGAATAGTTTTTCAATGCTCCAACATAGGCTTGGTCAAATCTTTGTACGCTTGCTACTTCAAATGCCTTTTGGACATTACCAGCATCTCCAACGATATTATCTAAAGCATACTTAGAAACATCGTATGCTTTTTTTGCCTTGCCAAGTGCAAGTGTTGGATCTGCAAAGATACGGAAGGCTGCATCACCAAGACCTGAGATTGCTTTGTATGCAGCACCTGATCCCTCCCATTTTTGAGGAAGGATAGCGTTGGCTATAAATCTACCTGGAGAATACTTAGCAGCGTTTGCTGCATCTAGTGCATCTTGGAAGAGTGGATCTTTCTTCTGTGCAGCCTGAGATGCAATCTGCTTTTCTTCTACAGTTCCAGTTGCAATGATCTGATCTAAGCTCATACCCTCTGCAACCTTTTGTGCCACAGACATATACTGTGAACCAAAGATGCGGTTTGCTTCTGCCATACGTGATGGACTAAAGACCTTATCGCCCTTGTCATTGGCAGTTGTCCACGCTTTACCGATATCAACCTTTTGGTCAATAGCAATTGCTGCTGTTCGGTAAGCACGTGTGCTTAAATCTGAAAGTTCCTGGACACCTTTGAAAGCCAACTTGACTGGAGCAGATACTGCAGCAATCAGTGGGTCTACTGTGTAATGAAGTGCTGTACCTAACCATCCACGCTTTTGTTCAACATTTCCAAAATTATCTTTTAGAGTCTTCTGTTGCTCTGGTGTTAACTTTGAATATTCTTTTTTGGCGACATCAGATGGAAGAGATGATAACTTCTGGTGCGCATCTACAGCCTTGATATAGCCATTGATCTGCTGCTGTTGTGCTGCAGTTAAACCAACTTGAGCAGATATAGCTTTAATGTTATTGGAAGTTGATCCCACTACTGACCTCTAGATAAAGCCATCTGATAGAGAACAGAAATTTCTCCAGTGGTATCATATGGAAGTAACGCTGCAAGCGTATCTGAAAGCTTGCCCTCTGCTGGCTGCATAGGTCCAGGCATAGTTGCGATATCTTCACCTGGTTTATTTGATGGAGCGAACAACTCCACCATTGGTTCTTGCTTTCCAACTGCTTTAACAATGTCTGATGCTGGAGTAGGTCTTGCAGATGGGACTGCAGTAGTTGCAGCACCTGCAATATCTTCTGCCATTGCCTTGCGATCACCGTAATTTTGTGACGGTGGCAAATCTTCACGTACGGAGAACTTACCTGGACCGCCAATTTGTAATGGGCTATCTACCATCGGTATCCTCCTGTATCTTTTCTAAATCGTTTGAAAATTGTTCCCAAGCTTTATTTACTTCTGAATTTCGATTAGCGTTATAAACAGCTATCTCCATTAATTCTTCTGTTGCTGTCTGTACAGAACTTGCAAGATTATGTACAAAGCCTGCAAGTACTACTAAAAAATCAGCGAAGTGTACTGAGCGCGGAACCTTGTTATTATCCACGCCCAGTACCTCCGTTAATTAAAATTTACTTAGCCCTTCTTTACTGCTGTACCTTTTTGGCCTGCTGGAGTTGTTCCGAAAAATACTTTTCCGCCTGCTGGCTTTGAAGTATCCATCTTGCCCTCTTTTGGCTTTGACATAGGTGCTGCTGCACGTGATCCTTTGTTCATTTTACACCTCCCTCGTTTATGCTGCGCCGCTAATAGAAGCTAGCAGGGTTGCTATATCTGGACGTTGTTCTGGACCAGCAGCAGGGGCCGCTCCGCCTTGTTCTGGAGTTGGCTGCGAGGCAGGTACGGGGGCCGCACCTGCTGCTGGAGTTCCTGGTGCTCCTGGCATCATTGCCATTTCTGGAGCTGCTGGTTGTTCTTTAGGTGCAAATGCTTTGCCAATAACTGTTTCTAATTGAAGACCCTTTTGACGGCCTTGAATAACTTCTGCAATGCGGGAGATAATTTCACTAGGGTCTTGACCTTGCGCTGCCAACGCTGGAATGGCTTGAGCATACTGAGCAACAGCCACCCGCAGAGAATCGCGCATTTCTTCGATATCAACACGTTGTTCCTCCTGCGTCACATTAAGCTCCATAGGAATCTCACGACGTACATAGTCACGAGATACGAGCTTGTCTGAACGCATTTGTAGTAGAGCGATGATTGCACGGTTTGGATCCATACCAGACATAATGCCGTAACGGACATCTACGCCGTAGTTACCTGCAATCTGTCTTGATGGAATATACTTCATATTAAATGGAGTACCGTCGTCAACGCCCTTGATTTCCTTCGGCATATTGCCAAAGATCTTCTCGTCTACTTCAAAGCATAGAGATACTAGGTCAGTAAAGAGACGAGCAAATTGTGCTTGTGCTGCTTTGATCTGTGTGTCAAAGCCAGCTTGTAATGCTTGTACGCCACGACCTGTGACGATAGATGCGTCAATGTTTCCTGAGCGAGTCTCAGGATAACGAGCACCTGTACGTAGTTCACGCTCTAGAACGCCTGACTCGGTGAAGACACCATTAGGAAGTTCTAGTGGAACACGACGAATACCTTGTGGATTAGCAGAACGCATAATTGCGTCAGGACCCAATGCCAACTCTTGCACATCTTGTGGAATAGCAATAGGCGCTTGGATAGATTTTTCTGCTGCCTGAATTTGCAATACTGCAAAACGAGCACGAGCTAATTGAACTGATAGAACATCATCAAACTGTCCACGTGCTTCACCATCAATAGATGAGCGCATTGCTACACCTGCTAGGCATTTGCCTACTGGGTTAGGTGTATTAGATAGAACTAGGTTCTTACGCTCAGGTAAGAAAATAAGATCTTGGTCTTTGTCGTGGTAACGAACTAAAGATACATAAGGAGAATTTTGACCATAGATATTGCGTGGCATAATTTGGTCAGCAAACTCTGGGTATTGAGATGCAAGGGTCTCTGCGTCTGTTTCAATTACTTGCGAGATTGAGAGGGTACGACCAAAGCGATCAACTTCAGGATATACACCAAAAGGATTAAGCAAACGTATTCTCGGATTATTGGTTTCATAGTCCATTTCAATAAGTGCTGGGAGCATACCGTAGGTGTTGAACCAGTCGGCGCCTGTGTACATCTGAATTTGTAGTTCAGATCCAGTGACAAAAAAGTTTGCGATGCGTGTGCGTGTGTCTGCAGCTTTACGTGCTGAGTCTGAAACCATATTGGTAGCAGCGCAGTTAAATGATGGCAGTGGTGCCATTACTTCTGCAAGGTCACGTGCTGCGACATCTACGAAGTTGGCAACTAGAGGCTTTGGGTATTCCTCAGAAAACATTGCAGGGTATACCTTGGAGATATCGCCTTGACGTACAGAGAGCACGTCGCGCATCCTCTGGTCACGTGCGGCGTAGCGCGTTTGTAGCCGTGCTACTTTCGCTACAACCTCTTTAGTTGATAACAATGTTTCTCCTTAGATAAATGTACGATCTTTTTCTGCAAGTAGTTCATCAATGTTAATGACCATTCGCTTGCCCTGTTCATAACGAGACAGGAAAGGGTTTTTCATATGATGCGTAGCGTGGATACCTTGGTTGAGCATCTCACGTGCGCGGATCTCACAGAACCAAAGAGCCATTACCATATCGGTCTTACCCTTAGTCGTTGGCGACCAGGTAATTAGTTGCTCAATGAGCGCCTTAATGTTTTCAGTTTGGTCAGAAGGTAAGTGAATAAGGTTGTCTCTGTGGTGTTTACCATCGTGCTGCTTGGTCCCGAACAGAGTTGACATTGATGCGACACCAAAGCCTGAGTCCCACTTGTTGTTTCCAGTATGGTGTTCCCGCAGTAACACTCCTCTAGAGGCCAAGTTTGCACGGATACCTTCATCCTGAGTTAAGAAAGATTGAAATGCGTTCTTCTCTACAATCCATTCACTAGGACTATAGAGTGAAGTCCAGTCAAAGATTAGCTGACGTATTTGAGCAGGTGTTGGGCGAGTAATTTTAATAGCGTCAACAATATAGCGTTTATGAGTAACGCGATCAATAGCGTAACAAATGGCGGCTGTATCACCAACCATAGCGGGATCAAGACCACAAATAAAACTAAAGCCGTTCGTATCGCGTGGATGACCAGGGTGGCCAGGAACCAAGCGACCTGCTTTGCGCATACCATCAATAGAACCTCTCACACACGCTGGATCAAAGATAGCATCATCTGAGATATCTTGCTGTTGATAGACAAGCGCCCACGTAGAGGCATCCATAGCTTGACGTTCGTTGTAAAGGTTACGACCATTCCACCTTGGGTATAGTCCGTCTTCATTAAGATCTGATTCTTCTTGCCCATCGAATGGAGCATCACTTGCTGGCCAGAGAGTCTCCCACTTGTCAGGGTCCTCATCTGTAGTCAATAGGGCTGGCATAGCCAGGTACTTCCAAGGGACAAGTCCACCTGGGTAGCGATCTGGGTTACGTAGCTCTCTATAGAGGTCAACTGCTGCAACGCGGGTACCAATGATAATAAGCTTACCAGTAGGGTTCAGACGAGAACGTACGTCCTGCGTCAACCACTTGATTTGGCGTTCAAACTCATTGGCGTTTTTAAGAGTTACCGCGTCATCTACAATAATCATATCGGCACGTTTGCCGTAGATTTGACCACCGATACCGACAGCCTCAATGTTCGGGTCCTTCTCAGAAGACTCACGAAGCTCATCACCAAAGGTGATGCGGGTAGCCTGCCACGAGGCAGACTTAGAGTTAAACCCTACGCCAGCAGCATAAGCATTTTGAAGGTTCTCATACATTGGGTGAGTCAAACGCTGCTTGATGGCGTAGAGAAAGTCGGCTGCAAGTTGCTGGGTCTGTGAGACTATCAGCACTCTAAAGTTAGGGTTGCGAGCTACCTGCCAGGTTACATAGTCCACCGTAATCGTAATGGACTTGGCGTGGTTTGGCGGGATGTTAATAAGGATACGGTTGTTGGCTAGACCTAGTTCGTACTTCATCGAAGGGTGTAACCAAGAAGGCTCAACGCCTTCGATCATATCTACCAGGTTTTGCTGGTGAGGGAAGGTACGAGAGTTGAGAAAGCGTTGGCGAAATTCTGCAAAGGTAATGTCGTGGACATCGCCTGAGGCAAAGGCTTTGTCCTTTAGTCC